AAGGAGCCGGAGGAGATGGGTTTCTTGGTGGCGGTTGAGGATGATGTTGTGTTGGTTGGCCACGAGAAGCGGGGTGTCCGGGTTGATGCGGATGGCGCGATTGTGGAGGCGTACAGTGTCCCGTGATAAATCCTGTTGGCATGGTTGTTTACTACCCGGAGTGTACTGAGCAGACGGGTGTGTTGGTGGTTCGCAAGGATTGCACGACGGACACGGAGTTGTACATACCGGAGCGAGAGTTGAATCCGTTTGAGGTGGATCGTTGAGTGGCATTACGTACGATGCCAGTCCGACTGGTGCTCGATTCCACGCGAGTGATGCGTTTGTGCGTGGGATTATGGGTCCGGTGGGCAGTGGTAAATCGGTGGCATGCACAATGGAGTTGTTCATACGTGCGTGTGCCCAGGAGCCGCATGAGGGGGTCAGGAAGACCCGCTGGGGGATATTCCGTAACACGTTCCCTGAGTTGAAGACGACGACGGTGAAGACGGTTCAGGACTGGTTGCCGGACAACATTTTCCAGATGACGTGGGGCAGTCCGATTACGGGCCGGTTGAAGTTGACGTTGCCGGACGGGACGCTGGTGGACAGTGAGTGGTTATTTGCTGCGGTTGACCAGCCGAAGGATGTGCGCAAGCTGCTGTCGTTGGAGTTGACGGGGGTGTGGTTGAACGAGGTGCGGGAGTTGCCGAAGGAGTTGTTGAACCATGCGACGGCGCGAGTAGGTCGATTCCCGGCACAGCGGCAGGGTGGTCCTACTTGGCGTGGCATCATCATGGACACGAACCCGCCTGATGATGACCATTGGTATTACCAGTTGGCCGAGGTGGAGAAGCCGGAGAGTTTCGCGTTCTACCGTCAGCCGGGAGGCATGAAGCCGGACGGTCGTGGTGGGTACATTGTAAACCCTGACGCGGAGAACGTGAAGAACCTGGATGGTGGGTATGATTACTATGCCCGTCAGTTGGGTGGCAAGCAGGGTGAGTGGATCAAGGTATACATCATGGGCCAGTACGGGTCCGTGTTCGATGGAAGGCCGGTATACGAGCACGTATGGAACGATGCGGTACACGTCTCGAAAGAGCCGCTGAGTATATATCGTGGCTTACCTTTAAGGCTTGGCTGGGATTTTGGGCTGACCCCGGCGTGTATAGTGGGTCAGCTATCTCCAAAGGGGCAAGTTCGCATACTCCGGGAGTATGTATGCGACCGTGGGGGGATTCGTCAGTTCGTCACTGACGTGGTGCGACCTGCGCTGAACAATGAGTTTGCGGGCATGCCGTTGATTAGCACGGGTGACCCGGCGGGGAATCAGGGTGCGCAGGGTGACATGGAGATAACGTGCTTTGGTGAGCTTGAGCGGCTTGGGATACTCAGTTTCCCAGCGGCCACCAACGACCTTATCCCACGTAGACAAGCGGTTATCAGCGCACTTACACGCACCATTGACGGGGAGCCGGGGTTCTTGTTGGACCCAAGTTGCGGCGACTTGCGCAAGGGGTTCAACGGCGGATACCAGTTCAGCCGGGTACAGGTTAGCGGCGAGGAACGGTATCGGGATGTGCCGAACAAGAACCGGTTCAGTCACCCCCACGATGCTCTTCAATATCTTATGTTAGAAGCGGACAAGGGCAACCGTCCCTCGGCGGACGCGGAACGGGGCACGTTCCACCAGGATTCGACATGGGCAGCGTTTCGTTAGCTGGCAGCAAGTTGGTACTGGACATTGAACGGTTCATCCAGCGGAACGAGTGTTCTGAGGAGATGCACCGGGTACTGAAATGGATGTTCCAGTTGGTAGACCGGCACCTTGAGATGTACGAGACCCGTGACGAGTTTTATGGTGCAGACCAGTTCGAGGATGATCTATGAGTTCGAGCATGACGACAGAGCCGGGTCTTCTCGGGGTCTACAGTGCGGGCGAAGTGCGTGCGATGGAGCTGGACGAAGAGCGGCGCAAGCGGAAGGAGAGTGACAGTCCCACGCTTCAGGCGATAGCAAAGCACATCACTGAGGCGTTTGAGGCGGCGAAGCAGCATCGCGATGACAAGCGGTTGACGAACGATTTGAATACGTGTCAACGGCTTCGTGCTGGTGAGTATGAGCCGGACACGTTGGCGGAGATTCAGCGTCAGGGCGGCAGCGAGACGTTCTTCAACATTACGGAGACGAAGTGCGCGAGTCTTGAGGCGTGGTTGCAGGATATCATGAGCGGGTTCCCGTTCAAGCTGGAGCCTACGCCGGTGCCTGATTTGCCGGAGGAGATTAAGCAGGGGATAGTTCAGGAGGCGGTGGCTGCGTTCATGAATGCGCGGGCAATGGGTGCGCCCATGGACCCTGCTATCGTTCAGGAGATAACGCTTCGGTTGTACGATGAGGCGGAGCGCAGGGAGCAGCAGAAGGCGAAGGAGATTGCGGAGAAGCAGCAGAAGATTATTGAAGACCAGTTGGTTGAGGGCAGTTGGCGCGAGGCCATTAATGGTGCCCTGAATCATCTGAGTACTTACAGGTTTGGCGCTCTCAAGGGGCCGGTGCTGCAAATACGTAAGAAGCTTACCTGGCAAAACGGGGAGCCAGTGGTTGAGGAGGAACCAATCCCCACTTGGCAGCACATTTCATCCCACGATTTATTCTTCGGCCCCAGCGCCACTTCTTCCAATGACTCGTACATTTGTGAACTTGTACGATTTGATAAGGGTGACTTGATTCGGCTGAAGGGTGTTGACGGGTACAACGCCGAGAACATTGAACTTGCACTGAGGGACAAGAGTAGCAGCGAGTTCATGCTGGACAACAGTAGCCGGAGCGACATCGAGAAGCGTGCTGTGGACAAGTACAGCACGGTGACGAACGCGCCCGACCAGTTGATTGAGGGGATTGAATACTGGGGCGGCATGGAAGGTTCGGCACTGCTTGAGTGGGGGATGGACGGAGACATTGACCCGGACGATTGGTACGAGATTACGGCGGTGCTGGTGGGCGATTACGTTATTCGTGCTATTCTGAATCCCGACCCGCTTGGCCGGAGGCCGTACTTCCACACGAGCGTTGAGAAGTACCCCGGTACGCCGCATGGGAATGCGCTGCCGCTGATGATGAAGTACTGTCAGGACGGGGTGAATGCGGCGACACGGGCGATGGTGAACAACCTTGCGCTGAGTAGCGGCCCGCAGGTGAGCGTAGACTTGGATGCCACTGAGCCGGGCACGGATGTCAAGAGCGTGTTCCCGTGGAAAATTTGGCCGTTCAGAAGCGGCAAACTGGCGGGACGTGTAAGCGTGAACCCGGTTCAGTTCTTTCACACGCCGAGTAACGTCAGTGAATTGATGAACGTTTCCGAGTACTTCAAGACGGAAGCGGATGACGCCACGCGGGTGCCCCGGTACGCTTACGGCAATGACCAGGTGAGTGGCGCTGGCGAGACGGCAAGTGGGCTGTCCATGCTCATGAACGCCGCGAGTAAGGGCATCAAGCGCGTGGTCGGGTTCGTGGACAACGATCTGATAGCGCCAGCCATCCAGATGCTCCATGCGTGGAACATGCTGTACCGGCCTGATTATCCCAAGGGCGATGCGTGCATTATCCCGCGTGGTGCGCTTGCGAACATGATTCGTGAGCAGGTGAGTGTTCGTCGGCAGGAGTTCCTTGCTGCTACGAATAACCCCACGGACATGGCCATCGTTGGTATTGAGGGCCGTGCTGCGGTACTGCGGGAGACGGTGAAGGAGCTTGACATGCCTGCGGATGACATTGTGCCTCCGGTTGAAGTGCTTCGTGCGCGGACGGAAGCGATGATGCAGCAGCAGGCGATGGAACAGCAAGAGCCGGTTGAGGAGCCTGCTGAATAATGCAGTCACCCCGGCCCGTGCAACGCCTCATTGAACCTGACGAACAGGTTCTGAAGTCCCTGAATGCGCTCAGTGGCAATCCGCATTTTGAGGACATAAAGAAGTGGCTCTCGGACAGTTTGGACGAGAATACCAGGTTCCTGATTGCTGCTCGACTGGAAGACGTACCAGAGTTACAGGGGGCATGCGGCCTTCTGAAATACGTCATTTACTTTGCCGAAAACGCGGGCATGTTGCTCCGCGCTCGACAATAGCGGAAGACAGCGTTAGCTGCTCTGCAAACCGTGAAGACGGCGTTCTGCCGCTCACAAGGGGAAACCGATGCCCATTC